AAACCAGAGAGATCAAGAGAACACTTACCTTCCGTGAAACCAGAGAAACCAGAGAAAACAAGAGAACACTTACCTTCCGTGAAAACAGAGAGATTAAGCGAACACTTACCTTCTGAGAAACCAGAGAGATCAAGAGAACACTTACCTTCTGAGAAACCAGAGAAAACAAGAGAACACTTACATCCTGAGAAACCAGAGAAACCAGAGAGATCAAGAGAACACTTACCTTCTGAGAAACCAGAGAAAACAAGAGAACACTTACCTTCCGTGAAAACAGAGAAAACAAGAGAACAACTTTCTCCTCCAAAAACGGAGAGATCGAGAGAACAAACACCTGATGGGAAATCGGAAAGGGGAGAGAGAAGGAAGAGGGAAGGAAGTCCGTCTCAGAAAAGAGAAGAGAAGAAGGAAGGTAAACAGATGTCTGAAAAAGAATCCAAACCAAAGACTGTCGAGACTTCAAACAAGGAGAAGAATCCAAAGAAAAAAAGTAAGTCTACAACATCCCGAGGAAGAGATCGTCCAGACTTTGCAAATATGACCGATGAAGAGAAGGCTAAGTGGAGAGTTTACTATGAGATTCAGTTTGGAAGATTAGCGGAACAGTTTCCTCATTATAATATCAAGCCGCCCCAAGATGAGGAGACTTTGGATATGATATATGCTCGTCATGCGGAGTACTTTCGGCAGATTTCGATTGATCGAAATGTGAAATCTCAATATCGGAACTATCTTGTTGTTGGATTTCTTGTCCTTGAGTTTTTTGCGGTTAAGATATTGAAACTCGAATACTGTCGAGGATATACGGAGAGCCAACTGAAGAATATCAAGGAATATGAGTATCTGTTATATGAACTTGGAGAAAAGCATTATACCAGTGGAGGTTCAGCCTGGCCAGTTGAAATTCGAATTGCTATGTTAGCTCTCGTTAATGTCGTTGTGTTTATTGTGATGAAGGGCATCATGTCATATCTTGGTCCCGTCGTTGGACAAATTGCGGTGGACCAAATCAAGCAACTCTTCGGAAGTGGAAGTGAATCTGAGGAAAAGACTGAGAAACCGACAGAACAAGGTTTTAACTTGGAATCCCTTATAGGAAATATTGGTAGCATTTTCATGGGTGGAGAAAGAGAAAATTCCCGAGAAAAAGCCAAACGTCAACCGGCCTTTTCTGAGTAGAATAAGTCAGATCTTCCATTTTTCGAAAAGGAAAGATGGAAGAGAGTCTTAACATTCAAAGCGTCGCTTAACACCCCAAAGATTTGCATGACGCTCAAGGTCAACTTCTTCGAAAAACTTCCGAGTATAGACGGGGACTTTATTTCCGTCAGGATCTGTTACAACCGTGGGTTGACGATTCTGATGAATGTAGTGAATCGAGATTTTCACAAATGCCTGAAAGAAGTCCCAAATTGCATCCCGATCTTCCTGTTTAATGACCGGTTCCCCATTTTTATCTTGAAGTTGAAAGAGTTCCCTAAACGCGTTGACATTGTTAAGAGGAAGATCTGAAAAAATGCTAACCGCATGCTCTTCGAAAAACTTTTCTTTACGTTCCCGGATTTCATCCCAATGTTCATGGGAATAACTAATAAAGTTTTCAATGAGCTTTCTCTTTGGATAGCTGGAAAGTATGGTCGTCGCAAGTTCAACCAGAGACGGTTTAACAATTCGATATTCCTTCTTATACGCACTATCAACGAGATCATATATTAAATGAGAGAGTCCTAACATATTCTGGTAAAATCTTTCTTCAGGAGGAGGACAGTCCATTTTAATTTCAAATCCATATGTCTTTAAGTTTTCCGAAACAGGAAGAAAGGTTTCGCCTTTTAAAGATGTCGACTCTCTTTTCTTTGGAAAGAGAAGATGACCATTAAAATCGGGAGCTCTCCAAAATAAAACTGATTTTAGAGTTCAAAATATTTCTCTTTCTTATGAAAGGTTATGTTAAGACTTCCTTTAACAGATATTCGAACGATCTATGCATCTCACCTCGATGACAAACTTGAGCTTGAGGCTCGGATTGGTTCGTTTACTTCTCAGGGCTTCATCGGAACCGTGAGTCGAGAAACCTTCACACGTCTTCGAGAGTCTCTCAATGCTCGAGTTCGTCCCACCGTTGAGCATACTACTGACTATATCTCAGGAATTATTCGTAAAACAATACCGTTTCCTCGTTCGGAAGAGGAAGAATCGAAAGCAATATGGATGAAGAAGGATCGACTCTGGCTGTATGATATTCGAAACTTTGGTCTCCGAATTACCATCTCGAGAGAGACACCGATCGATCCCATTCCAAACTTTAAACCGTCTCTCATCCGAACAAAGAACCGCTATAGTTATCCAGCAAGAGGTGGAACTTGTCGTATTGACCTCACCGTCGTTGATATGGAACAAGTGAGTGAATCTCTCGATCGCACTCACTATGAAATCGAAGTTGAACTTCTTAACATTCATGACCTTAACGTTTTTGGAGAAGTTCTTGGAAATGTCCTTCGTCTCGTCCAAGATACTCACATTCTCTATACTCTTCCTCTTAAACATCAACTCATCACCTATATCAATTCGATTCTTCGAGGACGTCAGGGATCTGTCATTGATAGTCGAATCATGGTTCAAGCACGAAATCTTCAGCTTCGAGACATGGTCTGGGGAGGTCTTATTGGAAATAAAGAAACAAGTTACACTGTCACTCACAAGGCCGATGGTCTGAGACGTCTTCTCGTCTTCGCTCCATCTGGAATCTGGCTCGTCTATCCTCCCAGTGAAGCCAATCTTCTCACCAATGAAGAATTTCCAGGTTTAAGTGGAACCATCCTTGACGGTGAACTCATTCCTCCTTCCAAGAGAAAGCCTGGTGCTCCGAAGAGTAAGTACTGGTTCCTCGTCTTTGACTGTCTCATTGCCAATGGTGATATCACCATTTCATCACAGCCTCATCGGAATCGAATGCTATTCTGTCAGGCCGTCGCTGACAAGTTTAAAGATAACACTCTTCTCGTTATTCACACAAAGACCTTCGTTACTCTTGACACTGTCGAAAACTTCTTTATACTTATGAAAAAGTTCTTCGATCAACAACCCTCTCTCTCCTATGAACAGGACGGATTCATGTTCACACCTGAGTTTGCTCCATATCATCCTCCATCCGACAAGATCCCTCTTCATTCCCGCATTCTCACCGTTGTCCCTGATGTTTGTAAGTGGAAACCTTCTCATCAGATGACCATCGATTTTCTTATTTCCTGGAAGCCCATTGTCGATGAGTCCGGTCATTCAACTTCCAAACTCTTCCTCTATGCTCTGGATCGATATTCTCAACTCGCTCTCTTTAAGGGTACTGAAATGTACCCTTTTTCGAACCAAGTCGACTCCGATGCCAGTTTAACAAAAGACCTTCCAACAGGCACCATCGTCGAATATCGGTGGGACTCGGATAGAAAACTTCTCGTCCCCGTCCGAATTCGTCATGACAAGGTTAAACCGAATCGTCTCGATGTCGCCATAACCAATTGGAACTGGATTCATGACCCTGTTTCTACCTCAACTCTTCGTGGAGAGGATCTTGCTCTGGTTCGCAAGTATCACAACCGTATCAAGCGCGCACTCTACCGCTCTCTCGATCCGGAAAAGAAAACTCTTCTTGACATTGGCTCAGGACAAGGAGGTGACGCTGCCAAATGGAAAGCTCAAGGCTTCCATCGAATCGTCGCCGTGGAACCCAATCCTCAATATCATGCCGAGTTGAAACATCGATTGGAATCCGTTGGACTTAAAACTCTCATGTATCAAGATTATCTTTCCACTCGCCCCACCGATGTCCAAGTCCTTCTTCTTCCGGCCCGAGGAGAAGACACAACCCTTATTCGTCAAGCTCTGAATGACTTTGTTGGCGGACCTGTCGATGCCATCTCTCTTATGCAGTCGATGACTTTCTTCTGGTCCTCCCCCGAAACGGTTAAGGCTCTGGCTCGCACTCTCTCCACATGTCTTAAACCCGATGGCACCGTTCTCTTTTTAACCATGGACGGAGATACTGTTTTCCAAATGTTCCGTCCAGCATTTTCGGGTCTTGAGGGCAATCGCCTTCGTCTCGGTTCTGGAATGATTGAATATCATAATGAACATGAACTCACCATTGACCTCCCTGGCACAATCGTCAATCAACAGAAGGAATCTCTTGTCTATCTCACGGATCTTCTTCTTGAACTTCCTGACTTCGAGTTAGGTGAAATCTATCGAGCAACGACTGAAAAATTCCTCAATCCCATTGAAAAACTTTATACCGAAATGTACTCTTTCGGTTATCTGGTCCGGTCTGGCTCCTCGGACGTCTCCTCGACGTCCGAGACATAACTCCTCCAACGAAAAGAGTTAAATGGAGAGATGTAAGATAGAATTCTCTCCATTTAAAAATAGACTTCCTCTTCATATAAAGAAACATGAATATCCTTATGAATCAAGAGTATGAACATCTTAACTGGCCCCTTTATCCAGGAATGGTTCGTATCCGCACTCTCGCTGATGGATCCTGTCTCTTTCACGCCATTGCTAATGCCTACTTTATCCCCTATCGCACTGGTATTCTTGATGGAAAATCTATCTCCCGTCCTCAACTCATCCGAACTCTTCGACGTCAACTCTCCATCCGCCTCGGAGAACCCGTCGATCCCCTCAATCCGGACGGCCCAACTCATTATGACCTCCTGAGTCGAGGACAGTTACGAAAATTCGCCGAAAGTGTCCCTCGTTATTCTCTCGAAAATATGCAAAAAGAACTTGACTCCAATGACCCCGTCGATAACGTATATAATGAATTTCTGAGTAACCAACTCAATAAAGACATCTATCTTCTTAATGCTCAGACAAAAGACGTCCTCATCACCGGAAATGACGATGATATCCTCTATAAAGATCGAGATTCAATCGTCATTCTCTATTTGACCGGACCCCCTGGTCATTATGAACTGGTTGGATTAGATCAACGAGAAGATATTATGACCATCTTTCCACCTTCCCATCCATTTATTTTAGCCATTCGACATCGAATGAATGAGTTACGCGGCCCTCGAACCTCGTTTTCTCCCGCTCCTCTTCAAGTCTTCCGATCTTAACCCTTCATTTCTCTTTAAATCAGAATAAATTACCCCTAACTTAAAGCAAAGTTACGTTACTCTCGAGAAGGTAAATTCTTAAAACACACACATCATTAAAATAAAGAACTCGGGTTAAAAATGCAACCTGAATTAAGTAAACCTGAATTAAGTAAACCTGAAAATCGTCCCATTATTTATGTCGAATTTAGTGATGGCTACTCCATCCGTAACTTAATCGAATATCTTAAAAGTACAAATGTCCATGGCAATTTCGTCTTCACCGAAGATGGTATCTCTTACTCCCAACCAGATGCTGATAATACTATCTTAAATGAAATCTCCATCCCTCGCTGTAATCTCCCCATGTACATCTACAACTCTACCGAACCCTATCTGGCTATCGGCGTCACCATCTCCAACTTACGCAAAATTACCAAATCCATCGGTAAAAAAGATACCGTTCAAATGTATATCCTCCCCAATAATCCCATGCTCTGTATCCGTATCATCAGTGTTAACACCAAGGCCCTCAATCGTGGAAACATGAACTATCTCAAACCCCAGTCTCTTGATCTCGTCTTCTATGATCTCAAAGATGCCTACAGTCGCTCCGACGATAACCCCAATTGTAGTATCCCCATTATGGACTTCTGTCGTATGTGTGCCGCTATGTACTCCATTCAATGTAGTTATGTCACTGTCCGTGGCTTCCCTCGCGGTGCCATCTTTGAAGGCATGATCGAAGGCGGTATCACCGGCCGTATCGACAAATTCGGCATCTGTGAACCTCTTAAAGACAAATCCCCCTCCCAAGACCCCATCTCCTCCCCAGACTTTTCCTCTCTCTCATCTCTTCTCGATAACATCTCCCTCGATAAAATTAAACTCCCCTCAACTAATAAATTCCCCAAACTCGTCGTCCAGTCCTCCGAAGAAGAAGTCCGCATCCGTATTTCAATGTCCACCATTAAAGCCCTCTCCAAAATTAATAATCTCTCCACTTCCTCCGGTATCGTTAAACTCTATATGGAACCCGACCGACCCCTCAAGTTAGTCTGTAATATCGGCATGTACGGTAAACTCACCATCTATCTCCGTGACCCTAAATAAATCCCCCTTCTCTTTTGGACACACAACAGAATTATCTCCTTTTGTGTGTCCAAAAGAGAATTGACTTCAATGAATTCATCCTAACACTTCGAAAACAAATCCATGGGCTCCTCTAAAAGTAAACCTAAACCTCAATTTAACTATCGCTATCCAAATGATATCATTACCTTGATTCTCCTTCATGTTCCCCCCTTAACTATTGTAAAGTGTCATCGAGTCTGTCGACAATTCTATACCATCTTACAGAAAAACCATTTCTGGAAAGATAAACTCCATCACGACTTTTCCCACTCCCACTCCTACCAAAACTTTAAATCCGCTTACTATACACTTCTCCGACACCTCCTGAGTAATGATATTGGACGTCTCGCTCTCGGACTCCCTCTTAAATATCACCGCCTCTGTAAAAATAAAACCTCCCTCTTTTTACATTCTTCCTTCTTAACTCCCGAGGAACTTGACCTGGCTCGAATCCTATCCTTGACTGTCACTCCCATCTTTACCTTCCGAAATATCTACTTTTGTCGTCAATGTCACTCCTTGGATATTTCTGTCTTCCCGAATGATCCTGAATCCGAAATTCTTATTAAATGTAATTCATGTGGATATGAACCCTTTAACTTTGAACTCCATGAAATTATCGTCGAAAGACTCGACTTTGATCATTATAGAGTCAGTCGCCCCAAAAAATCCTACACAATTAAATATAAATCTCGTCTTCAAAATCTACCTTAAACGTTCTGGCACATGATCAAGACACATCCGTTAGATTGGCCTGCCCAATGTGTGTCTTCCTCAAAACAAACCCAAGAATCAATCGTTTCTCAACTTTATTCGATATTCACCACCCAATTCCCATACCCGATGTTGGCATCATCCCAAACATTTCGATATCATTCATGATATCCAGACACTCGAATATTATCATTGAACTGAAACCCAAACTTTTAGATATCATTCATGATATCCAGATATTGAAATGTTAGGAAATGCAAAACAGGCACCGTAATTTCAGGAATTAAACCCTAATATCGAAGTATCTGAATTTCATGAATGATAGTCAAGTGTTTGGAATTCACCTCTTCAATTGAAATGTATGGAATCTCATTGATGATATCGTAATATTTGGTTTTATCCCAGACATTACAATATCATCAATGATATTCACATACTTGACTATCATTCATGAAATCTAGACACTTAACTATCATCGATGATATCCAGACACTTGACTATCAATGAAATCTAGACACTTGAATATCATCGATCATATCCAGACACTTGACTATCAATGAAATCTAGACACTTAACTATCATCGATTATATCCAGACACTTGACTATCATCGATGATATCCAGACACTTGACTATCATCGATGATATCCAGACAATCGGATATTAGCAATAAAATCTAGACACTTAGATATTAGCAATAAAATCCAGACACTTAGATATTACCAATGATATCCAG